TCGGCCGGCCTGCGGGGTCGGCCGACCCCCGTTTCCCGTTGTGGGCCCTGACCCGGCCCGTTGGGAAGACTTACGGGATGACCGCCGGCGGGGTGACCTTGGCGAACGCCAACGGGTTGAGCGGCGAGAACGCCACGTACCCGCCATAGGCCACCTCGACGCCGAGCAGAGAGGGCTCGACGGCGCTGAGCAGCCCGATCACCTCTTCGTAGAACTCATACATCGCCGTGTTTCCGACGATGACGGTCCCGGCCGGGAACGCCCACACGACCGACCGGGGAAGGTTGAGCACATCCCCGGCGAACGTGGTCGGATCGCCGGCGCCGAGCGCCTGCGACGCGTTCGCGAACGTCGACAGCCGCGCCTGGTCGACCCGAGCTTCTGCCACATGTCCAGCGACACCCAGATGTGGTCGGGCAGCTTGCCCATCGGGATCGCGCCGACGGCCGCGCCGCCGCGGAACGCGAGCGCCGCCGCCTCATACAGGGCCGACGTCCAGCCGGCCAGGTCGTCGGTCGCGACCGCGGCGGATGCCTGCGTGATGGCGGCCGCGAACGCGGTCGCCGCGGCGATTTCGGTCTGCGCGCCGTACACGTCGGCCAGATCCTGGATCACGGCGTCCCATGCTGACGGGGACGTCCAGTCCATCACCTGGCGGGATAGGTCGACCGACCCGCCGTAGGTCTCTTTCGTGAACGGGATTGGGTCGACCTTGAGTACCTGCGACGCGACGGGCGTCTTCTGCGCGGCCTGTTTGCCCACGGCGACGTGCTGGGTGATGTGCGGCCGGGAGAACGCCGACCCGGGGATGCCGCCCATGTCCTTGACGCCGACCGACGTCACGAACGGCCGCGATGAGTCCAGCGCGCCGACGACCGGGCCGATGATCGGCGCCGGCAGTAGCCCGGGTACGTCGCCGGTGACCTGGTTGGCGACGGCGCGTTCGATGCGGGCGGCGGCGGCCGTGTCGGGTGCGTGCCCGGCCCGGCCGCGGGCGCGTAGGTGGTCGACCACGAACGCGCCGGCCGTACGCCAGGGCAGACCGCCGCCGGCGGCCTGGTGGCCGGTCGGGTCGAGCGGTCGGGGTTCGGTGCGGGCCGGGGCGGTGCGCGCCGGTAGCGGCTGGCCGTTGCTGGCCTGCGTGCGCAGCGTGTCGAACGCGAGCAGCGGCTCAAGCTGGGTGTCGATGTCGGCGACGCGCTGGCGGGCGGCGGCCACGTTGGCGCGTTCCGCTTCGACCAGGTCGCGGTTGTCGGCGTCCACGCGGTTGAGCAGCTGGTCGACGAACTGCAGCTGTTCGTCGCGCTGCGCCTGCAGGCGCTCGATCACGGCGTTAGGCATGGGAAGACCCTCCTGAATAGAGACAGTGATGACTGGCTCGACCAGGTGGGTTCGGGTGGGTTCGGGTGCCCGGGGGATGGGCGGCGCGTTCCCGGCGCGTTCCCGGCGTGGTGGGCGTCGTCGTACTAGTTCCTGATGGTAGACAGCCAATCCCGCGCCTGGTCGGCATATGGCCGTGCCACGGTGCGTCGCGGCCGGGTGGTGTGCTCCGCCGACCGGACCAATGTCACCTCGGCGTTGGCGAACGCGGGCGTCGACACGAGCGACGTCTCGACCAGGCGCGCCTCTTCCCGGATCACCCGGTCGAGACTGTCGGCGTCGCCCGGATCCCACGTCTCGTTGTCGGCCATCGTCCACGCCGACCGGTTGGGCTGGTACCCGACCGACAGATACGCCAGGTGCCCATCTTTCGCGAGCTGCGCGGCGCGTTGCGCCTCCGCGCCCTGGTCCAGGCGCCATTGACCCCACAACCCGTCGTTGCGGGAATCCCAATTCGTCGATGACCCGATCGGCCAGAACATGCCGTCGTGCCACAGCAGCAGCGGCAGCGCCGCGGCCGCCTCTTTGATCGACTTGTCGAACAGGCCGGCGGCGAACTGCTCGAGATACCACGCCCGGTTGGTCCATACCCCGTACGGGGCGGCCCGCCCCTCGAGCATCGTGTATCCGGTGGTCGTGTCGACGTCGGTGAGCGCGACGGCGGCGCGGAAGATGACCCGTTCCGTCGCGCCGCGCATGCCGGCGAACCGGTCCAGTGTGCGGATCGTCATGTTTCTATTCCTCCTCGTCGGTCGGCGCCGGTTGGTCGTCGCCGGGGTCGGCCGGGGTGTCCAGTGGGGACGTGTTCACGATGCCCGGCGTGATCGGCAACGCCAGATATGCCCGCGCCTCTTCGATGGTGAGCAAAGGCGGGTCGGCGCTGGTCGCCGTCACCAGCGCCTGGATCGTGGACATCAGGTCGTCGCGGGTCATCTGCCCGCGGTCGAACCGGATCCGCTGCCCACGCGGCAACCAGGCTGCGGACCACATGTCCTCGAAGTCGGCCAGCACACCCTCGAGCGATACCCGCAGCAGATTGGTATACATGGCGCCCGGTGACCGGTAGGTCATCGACCCGCCCTGGGTGCCCAACCAGTACCCGTCAAGATTGAAGATGTTCGCTACATCGAGCAGTGACATCTGGCGGGCGGCGGTCATCTCGGCGTCTTTGGGTGACCACGCCAGCGGGATGACCTGCGTCCCGGCCGGCAGGATGGCCGGTTCCCGACCCGGGCCGGCGAATTTGGCCAGCCAGTCGACTTTTGCCTGTTTCGATTCGTCCTCACCCAACCGCGGGTTGGGGGTGATCACGGCGGCCGACGGAACGGCGCCGTTGCGCAGCGCGTCGCGCTCATATTCTTCCTCGAGCGCGATCCGGTCGAGGGTCCCGAGATGCTGCTCGACCACGCCCACGCCGCGGGCCGGGCACCACCGGTCGGCGCCGCGCTTGACGTGCACGACCCGGTCGCGGTCCAGCTCGACCCCGTCGATCATGTACGTCGGGAGGTCGTAACGGCGTAGCGGAATCGCCACCGTCACCCATGATGCGGGCAGCCAGGACACGGCAGCCGGCCAGCCGGCGGCGTCAAACGCGGTGATGTAGTGCACCGCGTTCCCGTTCCACAGATAGTCCTCTATATGCACCTGGACGAACCACGCCCGGCCCTGTTCGGGGTCGGGCTGGTCGAGCAGCGCGGGCCGCGGCAACGGTTCGATGCCGCGGAACCGGTCGATGGGCGCCTGTTTGATCGACGACGAATACACCGCCGTCGCCCGCGACACGGCCGGGATCCGGATCGCCGACCACGGGTCGTACACCAGGGCGCCGGCGCCGCCCGGGGTCGGCCAGACGACCCGGTTGAACGGTTGGGTGACGTGGCGGCCGGCCGGCAGCGCCGCCGCCGGCGCGGCGACCCCACTGCTCCGGCGGCGGCGCTTAGTCACGACCGGGCCCGTTCCTGGCCGGCGGGGAGGTCGCGACGGTGGGCGACGGCCGCGCACGCTGGCGCCCCGTTACCTCACCCGGAACGGTTGCGGCGGCGGCGGCGCATGCTCGTATGCCCACACGGCGATGGTAGCGGCGACGATGGCGGCGATTGTGGACGATGACGCGCGCCGTCCCCACGCCCACCGGTCCCCGATCGGTTTCTTCACCACGGCGGCGGCCGCGGCGTCCAGCGCCGGGTGCGGGGTGTAGGTGATGGTGCCGGCGACCAGGCCGGCCAGAAACGACGCGCACGCCGTCACGTACTCATCCGTCGTGGTGGCCTGCTGCGGCAACCCGAGCAGCGCGGCCGCCGCCCCGACGGCCACCGCGGGCCCGTAGTGGTCGAACGCGATCAGCCGCGGGTGCCGTTCCTCCTCGATGCCGACCAGCCGGCCCGGCACCCACGCCGCCCCTTCCCGCACATCGGCGACCTCGACATGCATGCGGCCCGGCGAGGGCGACCAGGCGGCCACGACCGCGGCGTCGGCGTCGTCGAGCCCGACGTCGTAGGCGATCGCGATCGCGCCGGCGCCGTCGGGCAGCTCGGCCGCCGACGACGCCGAGGACCACAGCAGCGCCGGGATCGCCCGATCCCCGGCGCCGGTCCAGCGCGACCCGTACGCCCGGGCGAACTGGTCGGCTTTGAGCGTGGCGGCCGCCTGGATCAGACCGGACGGGCGCAGCGTGTACCCGTACCCGGGGTGCGCCAGCGCGACCGCGGCGAGATCGGTCGGGTCGACGTCGTCGTCAATCCCCCAATAGAAGAATGCGACGGTGTCGGTGCGGCCCGCCTCGACGAACATGGTCCCGGTGTCGACCAGACCGCGCAGCCAGGTCGACCGGTGCGTCCCCGCCGCGGAGGGCACCCACAACTGACCGGGGACGGTAGTGAACCCGGGCACGATCGCCTGTGTCAGTTCGTCGCCGCGCACCTCATCAAACGCCCACCCCTCATCGACGGTCGCCATATGGATGGTCTTTCCGTGCAGGGCGTCGGCGGCCGGCGCGAACACCCGGTACTCCCCGCCGGTGGGGAACGTGATCCCTTCCGACCCGTTGGATTCCCGGACCTTGAGCATCGTTTTCAGCGGCGAGCGGCGCAGCCGCTTGACCAGCAGCAGCCACGTGTCGCGGGCATCCTGGCGGCGCTGCGCGGTGTACCACACGCCGCGGTCCAGACCGGTGACCGCGCGGTGCACCCCCACCGAACCGTCCAGAGAGGACTTACCCGCCTGCCGCTGGACGATGATGACAACTGTCGTGTACGCCCATTCCCCGGTGGCCGGGTCGATCTCGAGCGCGACGTCGGCCACCTGGCGTTGCCAGGGCATGGGTGGCCAGCCGAGCGCGGTCGCGACCTTGGCGACGGCCGGCCCGAACGTCGCCCGGGTCGGGGTGCGCTGCGTTGCCCACCTAGGCGGCGCCGGCCGGGTCGCCGGCGGTAGGTTTCGCGAGGTCGGCCAGGAACCCGGCGACGTCATCCCGGAATGCTCCCCGACTGGTTGGGTCCAGCCGCAGCCGGATCAAGGA